TTAGAGCACCTCTATCGTAATCGTTACAATGGCATTAGTCGTCGACTTAGACTCAAATTTAAAAAGTTCACCAAGAAGCCAAACAGAAGATAGAACAGGAACATTAAAAGAACTATCCAGTTGAGTATCTTTATTAATACCACTCAATACCAATAGTTCACCCTTTTGAAGTAAATATGTACTTTTAAGCTCTTTCTTTGACGTTGTAGGCGTTTTAGTATCTGTACCACTTACAATATCCTCAAGTGTTAACGTTAGATCAAAATTGACATTTTCACCGATAATAATAGGCTTAATAACAATCTTCAATCCAACGTCCTTGTAAGAATAAGAATTTGCAGACGTTGTAGAAGCTTGACTATACGTTGATGTATTAATTAGATAAGGGATATTTTGACCGCTTGAAAAAGAAGCCTCAGTTTGAGACCGTGCAGTCACGACAGGAGAATTTTGAATTTTAGTAAAGCCATTTTGATCTAAATATTTAAGCACACCATAAAAACCACTTTTTGAATTAGCATTAACGTTAGTAGTAGCCGTATAAGGCATCGTGATCAAATTTAAAAAGTAGTTATAGGATTGATTTAACGATTTACCGTTTGCATCAGTTCCCGAAACCGTTTGCATATAAGCACTTAAATTTGTTCCACGATCTTTCACTGCATTCAAATTCGTTTCAAGTACCGTAATTTTAAATTGAACTTGATTGTAAGGAACATCAAGTGAATTTATACTTTTTAAAAGTTCAGCAGAGTATTCAGGCTTACAAAAAAATGCAACCGTATTTGTAGAACTAATATACGTTGATTGCTTTACGTCATGCATCTTAAGAAGATTATCAACGTCTGCAAAAACAGGATTTTTAAGCGTTACTGAATGAAAGACATCTTTAATTAGTTCAGGCTCTTTTTTTGGTTCTTCTTTTTTTTCAGGTATAGGCTCAATATAATAAAAATCGCTTTTATCTTTTTTAAGATCGAAACCTTTAAGATAGAGCATTTTTTTAAATGCAGGAAGATAGACCGTTGCATCTTTATCACCAATGAAAAACATTACTTGCTCATCGTCCACAGACTCCTGAATAAGAATGTTTACCTTATTGTCACTTGCCACTTTTTGAGCAAACTCACGAAGCGGAACAGAGTATTTAATACTCTCAGCGAAAACACTACTTATGAGTAGCGAAAGCAGTAGGCATTGGGTTAGAGATTTTATTCTCTTTTGAAGTAGAGTTACCATTTTTATAATCCTTTTGGGTTTTTTCTTTCTTTTCATCTTTTTGAAGGAAATCGAACGTATCAGAGGGAAGCATGACAAAATATTGAATATATGAGCCATCATTAAAAAACCATATGAATTCAGGTTCAAGCTTTGCAGTCAATTTGTTTAAAAGAGGTTTTGGAAAATCAGTACCTTTATATGTGCAGAGCATATCAATACAGCGAACTTCAAAGAGTTCATTTTTAGTATCATTAACATCTTGTTTTTGAGATTTTAAAATAGAAGTTTTTTTATCTTTAACCGTTGTATTTGTTTCTAAAAGTGGCGTAAAAGATTGGTTTTGATCTTGAACTTCTTGTTTAACAGTTTCTTTTTTTTCAGTATCAAATTGTGAAAGAAAAACTTTAAAAACAATAATAAGTAAAACAAAAAGCACCATAAAATACATAAGATACTTTTTAACCTGACTTGGTGAATTATTACTTGCACCACTCACATACATTTTAAAAATTGCAGGTATCATTGGAACATGAAAATCACCAATTTTGTCTTTTTGAAAACACTTTGAAGAGTTATATTGAACGTATCTAAATTTATTAGAAAAGAAACGAGAACTTGGTGGAACAGCTTTATAAAAGAATTCTGCTATTTTTGTGTAACCTGTAAAAACTAAATCAAGATTTTGTGTAATAAATATAATATCTTGATGTAAATGCCCATGATACGTCAACCACCACGTTAAAATCACATTTTCTTTATCGAAATAATTATGACACTCATCTATAACAAAAAGAGCCTCGTAAAGCTTATTTGCTTTTGCATAAATAATAAGTTCATCATCTGTTTTCTTTTGAGTATACATCGTATGAAGATTTACTAAATGAGTATAAAAAAGAGGATAATCAAAAGGCTTAATTTTTGGAGACTTTGAGAAATCGAATTGATTAATATTTGTATAGGCTATCTCATACGTTTTTTTAAGTTTCTTTGATGAATATTTACCAAAATACTTATCCATAAATTTAGTAAATTTTGTAACAGGAACAACAAAAATAAAAGCCATATAAAGCAAAAACATAGCGTAATAGGTTTTACCGCTTCTTGGTATGCCTGTTAAGTATGTAATTGCCATTTACTTATTCTCCAAGTAAAATCGCAATTTTAAAGAATTCGTCAGAAGCGTCTTTTAACGCATGCAAAACAACCTTAGAAACGAATAGAACCAAAAGAGATGCAAAAAATACACTAAAGACTGAAAAAGCATCTTTAACCGCAGATATAAGACCAATGGAGAGCATTACGTTATATGCAAGACTCAAAATATCGCTACTCGTAAAATATTGAAGTAAATTAGATGTAAATGATTTTAAAAGATTATAAATTGTTGCCAAAAGCGTTAAACAAGCAACTAAAAAAGAAACACGAGCTGTTACTAAAGCACCAACTACCGCTAATTGAATTGGAACTGTAACACCCTTAATTGCAAACTTTTTACCAACCCATACAAAAAATGTTGCTAATGGACCAACAGAAGAAAAAAAACCAACAACCCTAGAAACCATAGTACCAAACAAACCAGCTGCTAAAATAGGAAGTGCCATATCACACCAACCTTACAAGAGTTTTTAAAGAAACATAGATGATATTAAATACGAAAAAAAGATAAAACATATTGTAAATAACAGGGCGGAAAGGAGAAAGAACAGAACAAAAGTCAAAAGATATAGGAATTTGAGAAAAGACCAAATCAAGATTTGCATTGTAAGGACATTGCATCATTGCAGGGTCAATCAGATTTAATTCGAGATCACCACTAACCAATTCTTTTAATTCAGTTCCTTTAGAAGAAACACTATCAATATCACCTTTCATATTCGTCCAAGCAGTTTTCCATGTATCAAAAACAGAATAATCAGAAGGGATACTATTATTCCAAGTTTGCTCCGTAAGTCCATCACTCGTTTGGCTCATTAAATTACTCATATTTGCCAAAGAACCTTTCATAGATGCAGTATTAGAAGCAATTGCACCAGTATTTGCTTTAATATCACCCAATAAACCATTACCAGTATCGGCTTTACCATTAAGGGCAGTAAGTTGATTTGCAAGACCATCTAAACGACCAGTAACACCGCTTAAATCAATATTTGTACCATTACTCATACCTGCATTATTTGTCCCAGTTGCAGGATTAGCAGTTGTTGTTTGCCCAGTAGTAGGATTTGTAGACGTTCCAATACCAGTAGACGGAGACATGGAAGAAGGTGTAGACGTAACAGGTTGAGTTTTTGTACCATCATTATTAATTACAGGAGGAGCATAATCTTTAACAGTGTAAGGAAGATCAGTACCACTATTTGCAGTATTTGCCAAATCTGCTTTATTTACGACGACAGATTGAGCAGAATTATCAGGACTCGTTTTTACTATTTCAATTTGAGTAGGTGAATTAATAAGTGCAGTATTAGGGTTATTTGTAGGATAAATTATGTCACTTCCACGAACTAAAGCCGTAGGAGGAAGTGTCCCTACACCTGACGCAGTATCCCAAATTGTTTTTAAATTAGCATCAGTAATTTGTCGATAAGTATAAACACCATCAGGAGTAAAAACAGGAGTACCATCAGCAGGAGCAGACGATGCAACAGTATCAAGAGGAGTAAAAGAAGTACCAGTATTATTTGAAACTTTAACTTGAACAGCATCAGAACCATTAGGAACAGCAGTAGTGACGTCATCAGGTGTCACCATAGCAGAACCGAGTGTAAATATACCCGCACCAACAACAGCAAAAGGATTAAGTGCATTTAAACCAGGAGAGTCACTAACAACATAGCCACCACCCGTTGCAGAAAGCGCAAGACCCATACCAAAAGCTTGTAAAAATCTTCCTGCAACATCAACAAGAGGCTTACCTAAAGCATCATAAGCAGCACCCGCCCAAGAAGATGTAGGAAGAGAGTCAGGAAGTATACCCGCATATTTAACAGTACCATCTGGATTAAATTCAGGATTTAAGTAACGATTAGGAATAACATTCCAATTTTTATCATGCGTAATACACTTAGACTCAGAAACATCACAATATGTAGATGCACCATCAGCCCAAGAAACAATAAAATTACCATTGTCAAAAGTATTTTTTGAAAGAACATCATAATTACTTACACATGTTTTTAAAGTAGTATCATATTTAGCACCAGTAGGACACGTACCTACACATTTACCATCTGCACCTACAGTTTGTCCATCAGGACATTTAGGAACGCATATACCTGCAACAAGATCTTGACCTGTAGGACATGAACATATACCAGAAGCATTAAGGTCTTGACCAGTAGGACACGTAGGAGTAGAAGTTAAATTAAATGTCGTTGATGAAACGTAAGCCCAAGAATCATTATCGGCAACAATATGTTGATAACCTATTCGAGAACGATCAGAGGACATAGTATAAAAATCACCCGTCTTATAGCCAAGACCTAATTTTATAGAAACACTCTGACCACCTTGTTGAGAAGAAGAAACTTCTTTATAAGTTGAAGTAACACAATCATAAATTATATTGCCAACAGAAACAGGAGAACCATTCCAACAACTTTCAGAAAACGAAGCCGATACCATCATTAATAAAGCTAAAATTATTTTTTTCATTTTGAAGTCCAAATAAGATCTATTTCAAGAGCTTTGAGGAAGTTTTGAATATCAAGGACAATAAACGTCATTTTAAATGCTTTAATGCAGAAAGTGCAAGAATGGAAGGAATAGAAATAATTGTAAACCAAACGGGAAAACTAAAGAAATAGTTAAACGCAGGATTATCCGTTATATTAAAAATTATAAAACTCATAGTACAGTCTTTAAAATAAGTGCAGAAAATACAGAAATTAAACAACCACAGAGGAGACCTGTTAAAGCCATTAAATAGTTATAGTCAGTTATAACCAAACCTAATGTATCACTCATTGATTTTCTTAAAAGTTAAGATTGTAATGTCGACAGATTTATAAATAAAAAGCGTAATTCCAAGAACACCAAAAAAGCTTAAAATGAAGCTCGTGACTGAAACAAAGGGAAGTGTCATTTTAAACCTTTCAAAAGAAATAAGGGGGACAAAGCCCCCGAAGCATTAAGCGACTTTCTTAAACATGCCAAGAGCAAGTTTGATAGACGCAACAACACCAATTGCAACTACGATGATCGCTACCGCAGAGTAGAAAGGTGTGAGGTTAAAAACACCAGTAAAGCCAGTAGCTTCACTGTAATTTACATCAGCCGCAAAAGAAGCAACAGAAGCTAAAGCCGTAATTCCGATAACTTTTAAAGATTTCATTGAAATCTCCTTTTTGAGTAGTAGAGTATATAAACCCTCTATCAATCCCTTTACATGTAAAAGGGATTTGTAGAAGACTAAAGAGCTTTTTTAAGTTCGAGTGGGTTTTTGTCGAAAACTTGGTAACTTAACGTATCGCTAGGGAATGTATAAGTACCGTTTTTGGTATTGATTGTGAGATATGGAATGACAATGAACTTACCTTTTGCAGCCGTTAAGGCTTGGAAGTCGCTCATTTCCAACTGAATTTGTTCTGTGGATTTGACAAGGTAATTATCTTTGTCTCTTGTTTCGAAAGTAACAGTAGCCTCTAACGATGTAGTGAAGACACCTGTTTCTTTATTTTTACGGTTAACTGGTCTAACCTCTTCAAGTTGACCCATGTAGAATGTAATCATAACAATAATCTCCTATCCGAAAGATTTTAGGGAAGTAGGTCGGATAGCCTACCCACCTAAGGCAATTTAAACTCTATGAACCTCATTGCTGAATGGTAAAAACAGCCGAGGGTATAAGTTAAACGCCTTGGTATGTGAAAAGGGTTAGTTTTCAAATAACAAGACTTTTAACAATTATTTTTTTAAAAATAATTCAAAATGCTATAATTAAAATCATGTAAATATTACACGAACTTTAATATGTAAATATTACATGAAGTAAAATAAAGGTGAGCTTAAAAATAAGTAAATGTTACAGGAAAATGAATGACTAATGCAGAAATTGCAAAAAAACTTAACATTGCCGAAAAAACAATATATAACTGGAAATTAAACAGAAAAGAATTGTTTGAAATTGTAGAAAATGCACTAAATGGCACTGTAAATATTACAGTAGAAAATAAAAAAACAAAAGAACTAATGAACTTAATTGAAAAGTTATCAGAAAAAGAAAAAGAGATGTACATTCTTGAAATAAAAGCAAGAATATTAAAAAAAGAGATTGATAATAAATAAAAAGGATTCAGAATGATTCATAAAGAAGATGAAACACTAGATTTACTTGGAAAATACACAAAGAGAAAAGAACCAATAAAAACTAAACCACTTGAAAACATAAAAGAAAGAATAATATATAGAGACGTTGGAAAATTTACTACCAAAGCAGATAAAAAAAACAATAACAATCAAATTTTTAAAATTTTAGGAATTATTGTAATCATATTAATTTTTATCACTATATATAAAAACATTACAATTACAACGAATAACCCAATTATAGGAACATGGAGAACTAACACAATATTTGGAACGATGGAAATAGAATTTGACAAAAACACTGTATCTGCTTTTGGTGGAGTTACAAACGTAAAATATGAAATAAAAGAAAATAAAATATTTGTTTTTGATAAAGATTTAAAAATAGGAACGTATTACATAATATATGATCAAAATACAATGTACACAGAAGCAATGGGAATTAAAACAATATATAAAAGAATAAAGTAATCCTCTTTTGTTTTTCCAATTCAATGTTTTTAAAAATGCGAATAACTTTTTATAAGTAGCCAAGAAGGTCGTTCGCTCGTTCCTCGCTCACTCCCTTTTCAGGCCTTTTTGAAAATGTCAAAAAATAAAGAGCAGGCTGTTTAGGAAGGAGTTTCAAAAGTAGTTTTGGGAATGTCAAAAGTAGGACGTTCTAATCATTATTGCAGGTTGTATCTAGATACTGTATCGCATGCGCTCAATCCTCACGCACTATTTAGCCCACAGGGGGCTAGTGCTTTTATCTGCGATGCCGAAGAGAAGGGCGTTAGGAGTATACGTTTTTTTCAAATCCCCCCGACCGCACCATTTTATCTCTCTTATTTTCCCTACACTGTTTTATTAAATTCGATGTCAAATTATGTTACTATTTACAAGATTATATAAATCTCGAAAGGTATCTGATGCGAGACTTAGAGCTCAAAAATGTTATTAAGCTAAATGGTAGGGAATTTCTTATTTCGACAATAAGTATGCATGTACGTCACTCTTTTTTTGAAGGTGATGCTAAAAAAGTTGTCTACGAAACAATGGTTTTTGAAATTATTAATGATGAAGTACAATTTCATCATCCGATTTTTAATGAGCGTTATAATATGCCAGATGAAGCTATCTCCGAGCATGGTGCTATTATTAAACATCCTGAAAATTTCTTTATTCTTTAAGCTCAAATTTCTTAAAACCAAGTATCTTACAAATAATTTGAATGAACTTACGTTACTGTATGTTGATATGGTAGGTAAGTTCAAAAATAAATCGTGTAAAAAAATTGTATCTGGGTCTATGAAGACTGTAGTATTCCAGATTTAATTTTTTTATGCTGTCTTAATTAATATTCATCTCATGATATCACCAATATCTTCTTAATAAACTCCTAAAATACATGGTATAGAGCAATTTTTTTTGAAGACAAATTCCATGATTTAGCTTTTCAAACAGATCCTTTTGTTGTAAATATCTTTACATGTAAAGCAGTAAATTTATCCCTACTTCAGCACTTTTCTATGGGTTTGATTTAATAAATAAAATGATAAAATACTAAAATTTTGACTATTGTTTTTAGTTAAATTTAAACAAAAGGGTTGCATTTATGGAAGTGAATCTGTATGTGGAGAGCTTAAGATTCTTGGTTCTTACCCAATCTACATACTTTGTGCTTTTAGCTATATTGACCGTTATGTTCAACGTTCAGGTTAAAATCATTATGAAATACTTCCCAATGGAAAATGAGAGTATTCATATGAGTAATTCTACTGAAGAATTATTGCAAAAAGATAACTTCACAGTTGTCGCAGCAATTGCTGCTTCTATCAAGTCTTAA